TTTGGTCACCACTGTTGGCTCTGATGCCAGCCCGTTCCCTGCTGGTGTCGTCGGCGTTTTCGTCGGCTGCACCTACGTGAACGCGCAAGGTCAGGTGATCTACGCCCAGTACTACCCCACGGGTACCACTGGCGCTATTGCATACGTCATTGACGATGACCGTGCTGTGTTCCAAGTGCAAGCCAACGGTTCGCTGGGTCAGACCGCTCTGGGTGCCAACGTCGTGTTCGCTGCCGCTCAAACCGGCTCGACTTCGACTGGTAACTCGACCACGGCTATCAGCACCACGTTGGCCGCCACGGCTACCATCGCCTTCAAGGTTGTTGGTTTTGTCGAGAGCACTACCTCGACTGTGGGCGACGCCTACACCGACGTACTGGTGAAGTTCAACATGGGCTCACACGCCTACAACACCGGCCTCGGCGTTGCGTAATAAGGAGTAACTCAAAATGGCAATTTCACGCGCACAACTGCTCAAAGAGCTGCTCCCAGGTCTGAACGCCCTGTTCGGCATGGAGTACGCCCGCTACGGCGAAGAGCACAAGGAAATCTACGAAACCGAGAAGTCGGAGCGTAGCTTTGAAGAAGAGACCAAGCTGGCGGGTTTCGCTGCTGCACCTGTCAAGAACGAGGGCTCCGCCATCGCTTACGACAACGCACAGGAAGCGTTCACCGCTCGCTACACCCACGAGACCATTGCTCTGGGCTTCTCGATCACCGAAGAGGCGATTGAGGACAACCTGTACGACAGCCTGTCTGCTCGTTACACCAAAGCTCTGGCCCGTGCGATGGCCTTCACCAAGCAGGTTAAAGCTGCAGCCGTCATCAACAACGGCTTCAACGGCTCGTACCTTGGCGGTGACGGCGTTACCTTGTTCGGCAACAACAGCTCTAGCGTTCGCGTTGGCCATCCGCTCGTCGGCGGTGGCGTCAACTTCAACAGCCCGACCACGGGTGTTGACCTGAACGAGACCGCCCTGGAAAACGCTGTGATTCAAATCGCTGCGTGGACTGACGAGCGTGGCCTGCTGATTGCAGCCAAGCCCCGTAAGATGGTGATCCCTCCGAGCCTGATGTTCGTTGCCAAGCGTCTGCTTGACACTGAGCTGCGGGTTTCGACTGCTGATAACGACATCAACGCTATCAAGCAGATGGGTGCAATTCCCGAAGGCTACACCGTCAACCACTTCTTGACCGATCCAAACGCATGGTTCTTGACCACCGACGTTCCGAACGGCATGAAGCACTTCGAGCGTATGCCCCTGGCTAACTCGATGGATGGAGACTTCGATACCGGCAACGTGCGCTACAAGGCCCGTGAGCGTTACAGCTTCGGCTGGTCTGACCCTCTGGGTATGTGGGGTTCGTCGGGTTCGTCCTGATTTTGTAGGGTAAACCCTAGTAAAAACGGCCCTTCGGGGCCGTTTTTCTTTGCCTGCTTGTGGTGTACACTATTACCTGTTACTAAGTCTCAGGAACGCACATGGACACCACAAACCTACCCAAGACCCGTGCAGAAGCCAAAGCGACGGGCGCACCGTACTATTTCACTGGAGAGCCCTGCAAGCACGGCCACACTGCACCCCGCAAAACCAAAGGCGCATGTGTTGAGTGTTTGCGGGTGGAGTGGCAGCAAGCTTCCAAAACCCGCGCAGAGTACTTTCGAAACTACAACCAGCGCGAAGCTGTCAAAGACAAAAAACACGACTGGTATGTAGCACACCACGAAGAGGTAAAACAAGCGGCTGCCGCAAGACCCGCCCACGTCAAACGCGAGTACCAAAATGCGTGGAAAACGCGCAACGTGGTGTGGGTTCGCGCAGACACCAAAGCACGTCGTCGCAAACACCGCGAAGCCACGCCGAAGTGGCTAACACGTAAACAGAAGGCGGAGATTCGACAACTTTATCAAGCGGCCATCACCAATAGCAAGATCACGGGGGAGCAGTACGTTGTGGACCACATCTACCCGTTGCGCTCAGAAGTCGTTTGTGGGCTGCATGTGCCGTGGAACCTACGCATCATTACGCAAAACGAAAACTTGGAAAAGTCCAATACGCTGCCAGACGACAGCATGGCACTTGCATTTCCTCCAAACCCATGATACAAAGGAGATATTCCGGGGTCCCCGGCGTTTCTGACAGTCCCGGCTGACGACAAGCAGACAGAGCGCCCACAGTTAACTCGCTTGTGAGGATCAAATGGCAAACACCACCTTCAACGGCCCAGTTCGATCACAGAACGGCTTTCAAACCATCTCCATCGACGCAACCACTGGCGTTGTCACGACCGCTCCTGTTTCTATGGGCGTTTCTGGCATTGTTGCCACCCCGGTTGCTCTGGCTGACGCCAGCGCTACTTTGACCGCCGCAGCCAACGCTGGTGGCATGATCAATATCGTCCCTAACGGTACGCAGGACAACACCTACACGCTGCCTGCACCTACTGCTGGCACTTCGTTTGTGTTTGTGTACGGCGGCGGCGCAGCAGATGCCACCGACTTCATCATCAACACGGGTTCGAACACCAACTTCTTTATTGGTGGTGTGGCTTTCCATGACACCGATGATGGCGCAGCTTCTGTTGTGTTCTCTGACGGCAACTCCAATTCCAAGCTGCAAGTGAATGTACCTGCCGCTGCCCAAATTACCGTGATTGCACGGGACGCCACGAACTGGCAAGTGTTTGGCACGGTGGTTGGCGCAACCGCCCCTACGTTTGCTGACCAGTAATAGGAGCGCATCATGACGATGCAGTATGACGTAAAGTCGAAACACATGACCTCTTCGGGCGTGGCGGTTAACTACCGTACACGCGTCAAAGGGGCTATTGTGTCCGCGAACGCCACTGCGGCGGCGCGGCACACTGTGTTTGCAAACAATGTGACGCAAACGGGTACTTACGGGCGGTCTACGAATACTGTGACGGTGACAATCACCAATCACGGCCTCACTTCTGGGGACCGCGTTTGGTTGGATTTCTCTGCTGGCACAGGCGGCACTGCGACAGACAACGTCTATACGGTCACGGTTTCAGACGCCAACACGTTCACGGTAACGGACTCTGCCAGTGGCACCATCACGGGTTCTCCTGCGGTATCTATGTACGCCGACATCCTTTTGGAAGCTGACTCTTACAACCCGACCGCGTTCCCTGTGGTGGTTCCGGGCGAAGGGATTTTGGCCAAAGACGGTATTTTTGTTGGCTTGGTTGCAAACGTAACAACCACTTTGTTCTATGGCTAAGACCGCAGCATGGACCCGCAAAGAAGGCAAGTCCGAGAAGGGCGGTTTGAACGCCAAGGGACGGGCTTCCTACAACAAAGCCAATCCCGGCAAGCCGGGATTGAAGCCGCCTCAACCCGAGGGCGGCAGCAGGCGCGACTCTTTTTGCGCAAGGATGTCTGGGATGAAGGCCAAGCTGACCGGCGAGAAGGCCAAGAAAGACCCGAACAGCCGTATCAATAAGAGCCTGCGAGCGTGGAACTGCTGACATGGATATCTCGCTGTGGAACGCTGCACTATCTTTCGTCTCAGCCCTGATCCTGTTCTGGGTCAAGCTGTCAACGGACGAAATAAAGCGCATCCAGATTCTTTTGAACCGAACGCGGGAAGAGATTGCGAAAGAGTATGTGACCAAAACCGAGGTGCATACAGACATCAATCGTGTCTTGGACCGGCTGGACCGGCTTGAGAAGAAGATTGATGACTTCATGAAGGAGCAGCGCAGTGCCCTCGGTTAGCAAGAAACAACACAACTTCATGGCGGCGGTGGCCAACAACCCGACGTTTGCCAAGAAAGTAGGAGTCCCACAGTCCGTGGGGCAAGACTTCAGTAAGGCCGACAAAGGCCGTAAATTTTCAAAAGGTGGTGACACTATGGCTTCCAAAATGAACGCGGGTTTTATGGCAATGATGGCCAAGAAAAAAGGCGCACCGGCTAAGAAGATGGCTGGCGGCGGCATTACCACGGCCAAGATGGGTACGGTCAAAACCGCTGCTCCCAGCCGTGACGGCATGGCTACCAAAGGCAAGACCAAAGGCACGATGGTTAAGATGTCTGGCTCCAAGCCTCTGGGCATGAAGTCTGGCGGCAAGACTTGCTGATATGCGTCCAAGCCGTGGAATGGGGGCAATAGCCCCCTCCAAGATGCCGGGTGGTGTGCGTAAAGCACGCCGCGATGACACTGACTTCACGCAGTACGCTGAAGGCGGCAAGGTCAACGCGGCTGGCAACTACACCAAGCCGGGTCTTCGCAAGAAGATCGTTTCACAGGTGAAAGCTGCGGCTACCCACGGTACAGGCGCAGGGCAGTGGAGCGCGAGAAAAGCACAGCTTGTTGCCAAAAAGTACAAAGCCGCTGGTGGTGGGTATCGAGACTGACATGAAAGACCCGCAGCAGTCGCTCAAGGACTGGGGTGACCAGAAGTGGCGCACCAAGTCCGGCAAACCGTCTTCCAAGACGGGGGAGCGGTATCTGCCTGAGAAGGCCATCAAGGCGCTCAGCCCTGCTGAGTACGCAGCGACGACGCGGGCCAAGCGGGCAGGAAAGAAAGCCGGGAAACAGTTCGTAAAACAGCCGCCCAAGGTGGCGGCAAAGACAGCGGGGTACAGATAATGGCAGGCGGTGGACCCCTCGGGCAAGTAACGTCCAACATCAATTCGTCAAACCCGCTGGGTCCGCAGCAGGGGCAAAGCGCCCCTCCGACTGGCGGGGCAGGGCAGATGCCGAGCTTTGCCAACAACCCGTTTGGCCCGCCGCAGCAAAATACGGGCGGTGGGTTTGGTGGGCAGAACCAAACCGCTGGCACTCATGGCGGATTTGGCGGAAATCTTGGGACTGCGGGGCAGCAACCGCAACAGCCGCTGTCTATTGACGACTACTACAAGACGCCGCAACTGCGTCAGTCGGTGGCGTTCAAGCCCGGCGAAAGAGAAGCGGAATACCAACAGTACAGAGACAATTTTGGCCAGCAGCCTAACAACTCTATGGTGGCGCAGTCGTTTGGCGACATGCAGTACCGGCCTCAATTGGGGCAGCAGCCCTTTGGCGGGCAGCTTGGCCAGCCAATGCAGAACCCCTTCCAGCCCCAGCAGCCGTCGTACATGCAAGACCCCGAGTTTCAGGGGTATCAGACACAGGCGCAGGACTTGAGCCGTCAGATGGATGAGTACATGCGCAAAGCGCCGATGTACCAGCAGCTCCAAGACTTGCAAGGAAAAATGGCTCCGTTTCAGCAACGGGAGAACATGCAGCGGATGCAGCAAATGCAACAGCGGCAGCAGTTCAACCCGTACCAGCAGCGCCAGCAGTTCAATCCGTACCAGCAGCAAATGCAACAGCGCCAGCAGTATCAACAGCCAGCGGGTATACGCAGCTTGATGGGCAGGTTGGGCGGCAGAGGTATGCAGCAAGCACCAACCCCCATGACAATGGACATGCCGCAAACGTACGGGCATATGGAAGCGTTGCCACAAGATAACGCGCTTACTCGGGCACAGGCGTCAGAGCAGGCGCTGCGAGATGCAAGTGCTCAGCGATTCGCGCAAATGTACCGAATGGGGTAAACAATATGGCAACCACATCCGGCGCAGCAGGTTTCAACCTCGATCTGACCGAGATCGTCGAGGAGGCTTTTGAGCGTGCGGGCTCGGAAATGCGCACGGGCTACGACCTGCGCACGGCGCGTCGTTCCATGAACTTGTTGTTTGCCGATTGGGCCAACCGTGGCATCAACATGTGGACGTTTGAGCAGGGCACCATCCCGCTCATCCAAGGCTTGAACACCTACGCGCTGCCTACAGACACGGTGGACCTGCTCGATCATGTGATCCGCACCCAGCCCAACCAGCAGTCCAATCAGGCCGACCTGACCATCACACGGATCAGCGTCTCTACCTACGCCACAATCCCCAACAAGCTGACGCAAGCCCGGCCAATCCAACTCTGGGTGCAGCGTTTGGACGGGCAGGTGTCTCCCACTGGTTTCACGTACCAGAGCGCAGATACGGGGGCCCAGACCCTTACGCTCTCGTCCACAGCCAACCTGCCAACGCTGGGTTACCTCAACATCGGCACCGAGACGATTTATTACGGCTGGATCAACAACAGCACGCAGCTTGGCGGGGTGTTCCGGGCGCAGAACGGCACGACTCAAACAACCCCATCCGTAGGCACTGCCGTCTACATCAACAACACTCCGCGTGTTACGGTCTGGCCAACGCCGGATCAGGGCACTGTGGGCAACCCCACGTACCAGTTCGTGTACTGGCGGATGCGTCGGGTTCAGGATGCCGGTGGCGGCGTCAATGTCATGGATGTGCCGTTCAGGTTCATTCCCTGCATGGTTGCGGGGCTGTCGTACTACATGGCGCTGAAGATTCCCGGTGCTATGGAGCGGTTGCCGGTGCTCAAACAACAGTATGACGAGGCTTGGGACTTGGCGTCGCAGGAAGACCATGAGAAGGCGGCTGTGCGGTTTGTGCCGCGCAGGCAGTACATTGCTGGGTCGTTCTAATGCCCAATCGGTTTTCATCCGGCAAGTATGCGATTGCGCAGTGTGACCGCTGCAACTTTCGCTTCAAGCTCAAGGAACTCAAGACCTACACGCTCAAGACCAAGAACGTGAACATGCTGGTCTGTGCGTCTTGCTGGGACCCCGACCATCCACAGCTACAGCTCGGCATGTACCCGGTGGAAGACCCGCAGGCGGTGCGCAATCCTCGGCCAGACATTACGTACCGTTTGGGCGGCAACAGTGGGTTACAGATTTCAAACGTCAGTGGTACGGACCCAGACGAGGACGGCACGGCCACTGGGGGCAGTAGGATTTTTCAGTGGGGATGGGCTCCCGTCGGGGGTTCCAGATTTTTTGATGCTGCGCTGACACCAAACAACTTGGTGTTGACCGTACAGGTTGGCGCGGTGACAATTGCAACGACGTAAGGAGTCGATCATGGATGCGAAAAAAGCGGTTCACAAGCACGAGGCTGCAATGCACCCCGGCAAACCAATGACCAAGCTGCGTGCTGGCGGCAAGACCAACAGCGACATGCTTAAAATGGGGCGGAACATGGCTAAGATTGCCAACCAAAAGTCGCCCGGTCGCAAGCAAAAAGGGGTCTGACATGGCCACGTACAAAGTTCCCAAGAAAGTCGCATCAGTTGTGGTGGGTGAAGAACCCGCCAAGACGACCATGCGCAAGGCCAATGTGGCTGTGGCCAACACCCGCAGCCAGGACTACCCGCCGATGAAAACCAGCGGCATCAAAATCCGTGGTACGGGCTGCGCCACCAAGGGCGTCATGGCTAGGGGTCCGATGGCATGAACTACGCCGCGTTGTCTGCTGCGATCCAGGATTACACCCAGAACTACGAAGATGAGTTCGTGGCGAATATCCCTGTCTTCGTCAAACAGGCGGAGCAGCGCATCTACAACACGGTTCAGTTCCCGTCACTGCGCAAGAACGTCACGGGCAATCTCACGCCAAACAACAAGTATTTGTCGTGCCCGATTGATTTCCTGTCGGTGTATTCGATGGCTGTGGTTGACACCACGGGCGCGTATGAGTATCTGCTCAATAAGGATGTGAACTTCATCCGGCAGGCATACCCAACCCCGACAGATACCGGGACACCTAAGTATTACGCCCTGTTTGGCCCGACGTTCAGCGCCAGCACGGAGTTGTCTTTCATCCTGGGTCCAACCCCAAACATCAACTATCAGGTTGAGTTGCACTACTTCTTCTACCCAGAGTCGATTGTCACGACAAGCACGACATGGCTGGGCGACAACTTTGATACGGTGCTGCTCTACGGCTCTTTGGTTGAGGCTTACACGTTTTTAAAAGGCGAAGCCGATTTGATGGCTTTGTACGATGGAAAGTACAAAGAAGCTTTGGCGCTCGCTTCCAGACTTGGCGATGGCCTTGAGAGGTCTGATACATATCGTAGTGGCCAGTACCGTCAGGCACCGTTACCACAGAACAGCGGGGTCAAGTAATGGACGCAACCCGCAAAGCAGCGATTGCAAAGGGGGGCTCCCAGTACTTCACTGGGAAGGCGTGCCAGCACGGGCATGTTGCTCCTCGTCGCGCTACTAGCGGGGAGTGCCTTGTGTGTCGTGCAGAGCGGTTGAAGATATGGCGAATAGAAAACCCCATCAAAGTGCAGCAGCACAACAAGACGCAGTACAACCGTTTTGCGGAAAAGATCAAGGCCGCTACCAGAAAATATCACGCGGAAAATGTTGATGTCGTGAACGCGAAGAAGCGGGCATATCAAAAAACACACCTGCATATTTACGCCAAAATAAAAGCCAAGCGACACGCTGCTGAGTTAAAGCGCACTCCCGCGTGGCTCACAGAAGACGACCATTGGTTAATGGAACAAGCCTATGAGTTGGCCGCGCTAAGAACTAAGTTGCTTGGCATTTCGTTTCAGGTAGATCATGTGCTGCCTCTACAGGGTAAACTTGTGTCGGGGCTACACGTACCTCTAAATCTGCAAGTGATTCCTGCCAAAATGAACCGCGCCAAATCCAACAGTTTCGAGGTGGCAGCGTGAGCCTTACAGGCAACTACTCTTGCAACACGCTGCGGTCAGGGCTTGTCAACGGCACGATCAACTTCGCCACGGACACGTTCTATCTGGCGCTGTACACCAACTCGGCAACGCTGGATGCAACCACAACCGCGTACACCGCAACAGGTGAGGCGACGGGCGGGAATTACGTTGCAGGCGGACAGATTGTCACGGCTACCATTGCAAGCGAAGTCACCCCCACAGGCAGCACCACGTATGTCAACTTCTCGTCCCCTGCGTGGACTGGCGTTATCACGGCCCGTGGCGCTTTGATTTACACCCCCGGCGACAATGGCGCTGTCTGCGTGTTGGACTTCGGGTCGGACAAAACTTCAGCCATTTCTTTCACTGTTCAGATGCCTGCAAACACCAGCACATCTGCCCTCATCCGTCTCGTTTAAGGAGCCACCATGCTGAACGACAACGCAAAATCGACTGACAAGGCCAACGCGGCTGTGTCCGTTGCATCGACCCCCAACGCTGCCGCCAAAGCTGGCGGTGTGTTTCATGTCCAGTGCCATGATGATCAGGGCAACCTCAAGTGGGAAGCCAAGGAGCACAACCTCGTGGTCAACGAGGGCCTGCAAGACATGAACACCAAGTACTTTACGGGCTCTGGCTACACGGCAACGTGGTATCTGGGCTTGTATGGCGCAGCGGCCAGTAACGACCCTGCTGCTGGGGATACGATGGCGTCGCACATTGGCTGGACTGAGGTGACTGCGTATGATCAAGCAACCCGCCCGCAGGCTGTGTTTGGCACGGCCACCACGGCTGACCCATCGGTGATCAACAATTCGGGCTCCCCGGCTGTTTATACGATCAGCGGTACCACAACCGTTGGCGGGGCGTTCCTGACCAGCAACAACACCAAG